CCACCAGCGGCAGCTGGAAGGTCACGAAGTTGTTGACGATATGTTTTCATATTGTCTGCGAGGGTTACATCTGACATAGCATGAAAATCTGTTTCAGCAAGTTTTGCATTTCGTTCTACACGAAGTTGCTTTAAAGGTGCAGCTGCATCAATTGCTGTCATCTTGTCTGATACTTGTTTCCAAGTTACACCCCACTTTGAAGTGTCATCAGATTCGATTGCAGAACCGTCAGCGGTTGCTCCAGTAACTTTTCTGAACATTTCTTTGAACTCGTCTTCCTTTGTAGGTTCTCCACGAAGTACCCACTCTGTGATTGAGAGTTCTTGTAATGCTTCTGCGACTGTTGCCATTTTATATTCTCCTTGTTTAATTCTTTTCTATATTTATAAGTGTTTCTACTGTGCAATCTCATAGAGCACTATTCGTTTATCTTGATAGGTGCCTGGAAATTCTACATTACCACTATCAGTGGATTGAATGTATACTCTGTAATTAGTAGAACTTGTAGTACTTGGTGAGTCTAAAACTTGCAGTACACAAGGAATTTGCATTCTAGCAGTTGAATATGCATAAGTAAATCCTTCTTGTCCACCATTCTCATCGGCAATGTTGACAGCACTACTACCACTTACAGTTCTAAATATCGTTCCTCGACACCCACGACCAGCTGTGTTAGTATCAATACCACCAACTGCCACAACTAAAATTTTAGAGTTACTATATTTTGGTGTAATATTTGCCTGTAAGTTTGTAGCACCGAAAGTTGTACCACTCACTACTACATTTTGAGCGTTTTTATCTTCAACAACTTGGATAATAGTGCCAGGCACTCTCATTCCACCTTGGTCAGTAACAATAACTTGTTTACCAGTAGGAATAGTAATAGTTGTACCACTTGCAGTATCTAAATTATTAATTTTTAATGTTGATGCCATATCCTATTCCTTACTGTGCTATTTCAAATAAAATAAATTCTGTTTTTCTTGGTGAACGATTTAAATTATGGGTTGCTGTTCCTAATATAAGTGAGACTTTATGAGTTAAAGTTATAGCGCTACCAGCAGTTGCATTGGTTGCTATAGGACAATTAAAACTAACTGTACTTGCCGAGTTTACGTTTCCAGTTATTATTCCATCATGTTCACTCTGATAAAGGAGAGTAGAACCATTATAGATAAAATTATACCAACATCCACTCCAAGAATTTGCATCACTAGCGCTGTAATGAGGGCATACTCCAATCAAATAAATTTTATTTGTACTTGTTTTCGGAGTAATTGAGAAAGTTGTTGTTGTGTGTTCTCCACTACTATTCCAACTAAAAGCAGTAGAATATGTATGAGTTACTGCTTGTACAACATTTCCAGTACCAACAATTGGTGTATCAGTTGCTTTTAATGTTTTACCAGTGGGAATTGTAATTGTGTCACCACTTGCAGTCGTCATATTGTTTACGAATAAAGTACTCATTGCGAAATCTCCTCAACAATAATAGAGTTAGTAGTATTGCCTTCTGCAATATAGTCAATTGCACCTTGAGAGCCGTTTTTTATATAAACTCTATAATTATATACTGAGGTATTACTTGCTCGACCAGTATCTTCAATAAGTCCAGATTGACCACCCCAATTAAGACCACCGCCAGTATTAGCAGACGATAAACCCATACCCTTACTTGAACCAAGTCCAATATTTGCATAACCACCACCAGCAACATCTCTATAAACTGTCCAATACATATGTCGAGCAGTTGCTTGAAAATAAACAGCAGGAAGATGAACAGTTACCACTAATCTACTGTTAGCAAACTTAGGAGTAATAGATGCCGTTAGACTTGAAACTCCAACAAAACTCGTTGAGTTAATCGCTTGGTTTGAATTTGTTTGTGTGACAATTTTTTGCAAAACAGAACCAGCAGGCAACTTAACATTTGCTGCTGTGGTTGCACCTACAATATTATCTACTGTTAATGTTGAACCCATTCTCTATCCCCTATACAATCGTTAAGTTACCGTTAACAGTCAAGTTAACAGTTCCAGATGTGGATACAGTCAAAGGCCCAGCACATGATGCATTATCACCAGATGCGATAGTCACACTTGTGTTTAGAGTTGATTCGTTTACACGAAAGATATCACCTTTACCAGCAGAGCTATCACCTCTTGAACCATTCTCTCCTTGGAAAAATCCAACACCAAGAGTAACACTGTCTGCGATTTTACCAGCAGTTACAGCATCATCTGCAAGGTCAGCTGCTACAACTGTACCATCTGTCAGAGAACGAGATATGATTTTTCTAATTGCCATGTCTTAATCCTTTTCTATTATTTATGCATCATCTGTATCAGTACCAGTTTTTTCATCATAATTTTTTGCATCTTCAAAGAAAGATGTAGTCTCATTAAATCCAAAGTTATCATCCGCTTCTGCACTTTGTGGAGAAGGTGTAACTGAATACCTTTGTTCTCTCTTAGGTGCATTGACAGGCATATCTGTATATTGGTCAACTTGGACTTGTTTAATAACTTTCTGGTCTGTAACTGGGCCGTACAGATAAAATTTTGCAGTAAATGACATTGTGTATGTCAGAACCCTTCTATCATTAAAGTCACCATCATAACTATCTTCATATTGTACTCCACTAAGAATAATAGGAACATCTCTTGAACTTCCCATTGCAGAGTTATCATTGAGTGTGATAGTATAATCTGGTTGAAAGAAAGGTAGTATTTGTTCTACAATTTGTAACGCATCATCTGAACTTTTTGCCATGATAACAAGGTCAAAATCCATGTTATATGGAACAGGCATATACTGTGAAGATAATGTTTTACCGTCTGTAGATGTATTTGTTTTTTTAACTTTTTGAATAGAGTTTAATTTACGAGTTGGGTCATAAGAAATACCAGAGATTTCAAATCCCATTCTTGGTAAAGTCAACGCAACCTTTTTACTAAGGGTTGGGTCTTCTCTAAGTCTTGTTAAAAACTTTTGTTTTGGGCCGTATGCAAGAGGTACTTTCATACTTTGCGTTACTGCACCAGAATTATTTACTCTAATAATGTTGATATTATTAAAAATAGTTCCAAAGGCAACCACGACCTTTCGCATAGTTTCATGGTAAAATTGTTGTCCTAACATATTATATTATCCTATTTTTCCTATGTCACCAAATGGATTAGATTCAGTAAAGTCAATAACAGTATCATCTTGTTTATCGAAGAAATCATTCATTGCATTTTCATCTATCGTTTCAGTTACATATGCTTCTTGTATTATATAGTCTCCAGTTTCTAGGACTACATTCTCACCACCAGTTTCATCCTCACCAATAATATTATCAGTTCCACCAGTTTGTGTCTCTTGTTCTAAGTTTCCATCTCCAGATTCTAATTCAATACCTTCATTGTAAGTTCCAGATTGTTCCATAGTAATCTGGTAAACCAATTGGTCAAGTGAATTATCTGTTTCAATTGCATCAATTTCTGCAATACCAGTATCCATATCTTCACTAGAGTATTCAAAAGTCTTACACTTTAATTTAAAAGCAGGAACATTATGAACTTGATAGAATGGGTCATCATGGTCTACGAAAGATATCTCAAATATTTTCTTTACTTTTGGAAAGTAAACTAAGTCACCTTCATTTGGTCTTGTCTTAACAATTAGATTAGAATCATGTGATACTAATTGTTCAAACCTTCTTCTTGCAACTACAAAGGTAACATCCTCATTCATCTGTAGACCGAACTTGGACATGATTTCTTTTTCACCCTCATATCCTTCTACATTTTCAAAGTACATTTCGATTTGATATGCATCATCAAATTTAGACAAAGTATCTTCCCCAAAGAGACTATCTTCTTTGACTAAAGTTCTTGGAATATAGAAAACATCTTGTCCATAAATCTTTAATTGTTCTATCATTAAATCTTCATAGAGATGTTGTTCTGGTTTAGTTCCAGTATCGAAATATACATTTGTCGGCATCAAATTATCCTATCATGTAGTTTGGTGGTAGTTCATATGCAAGTTGAATTTGTTCCTCTAACTTTTCTATGTCTGCCTGAGCCTCTTCAAATAACTTTGCACCATTTAGTGTAACACCACCTAACATTTGAACACCCTCAAACTTAGAAAGGTTTGCACCCCATTGTCTTTTTATTAGTGCAGTTGTATATCTTTTTAAATAAATGTCATTAAAAACATCTGTATATGTTGTTGGGTCTAAGTTACGATAACATTCAATAATAATGAAATCCCCAACTCTAACATCTTGTGACCAATCCATATCTATGTATAATCTACTTTGGTGTTGATTAAAACGTATTGGTTTTTCTCCAACGAGAATGTGGTCTAGTAAATCTAAGTGTTGCATAGTCATTTCATAATGAATAATAGATTCACTACTAAAATCATACAAGTCATTTAGACGTAACTGGTAACGAACATCAAACATATTTACTGTATTTTTATCAGAAAAATCAAATATTTTAACAACTGATAATACACTTGGTGGTACTGGAATAAAACCTTTTCCATCTAACCAAGTTGCAGTAATACTACTATCAACTTTATCAGTTGCAGTTTCAGAGGTATTCGTTGTAGCTCTATCTATGTCTGCCTGTGTAATTTGGTGTTTTAAATATACCCTTTCAATACCGTCATAATGGTACTGTGCGAAGTATTGTAGTGCATCATCTATTCTATCATCCACTTGGTCATCATCAACATTAATGTCAATTACAGGCTTACCAAGACTCCGAAGACAATGTTCTTTTAGAGATGCTCTAGTATTTGGAGTTGCCATATTAATTTTCCTTTGTTATATTTAGGTTATCCAAGTGCAGTAGCCATAGCAATCGAAAAACCAGTAGTTGCACCAGCAGATGTTTGAATACTTCCATCTCCAAACTCAATACCATTTGTTCCCACAACAACTTTACCGTTACCATTTGGTGTGAGGTTAATATCTCTATTAGATGTTGTAACTATACTATGAGTAACTAAATCTAGATTGCCTCCAAGTTGAGGAGAAGAATCGTCTGATACATTTTGAATACCAGCACCAGCAAGTGAACTTACAGATGCAAACGCAAGTTGACCAGAGCCATCTGTTTTCAAAACTTGTCCAGCATTACCATCTGCTTGTGGATGTTTTAGTCCATCAATAATTACATCACCAGAACCATTTGGTGTAATTGCAATATTACCATTTGATGCAGATACAATTGAGTTTCCATTTACATCAAGGTTTCCTCCAAGTTGTGGAGTCGAATCTGCGGCCACACTTGCAATACCAGTTGCAGAGACAACAAGGTCTATTGTTCCATCTAAATCTTGATATGTTGCAGTTATATTTGTTTCGGTATTACTACTAAACATTGCACCGACTGTATCTTGAATCACTTCAGATAAGTCGATATCAGCAGAACCATTAAATGAAACACCGTGAATATTTCTTGCAGTTGCAAGTGTCGTAGCAGTAGCTGCATTACCAGAAGTATCTTGGTTTCCACCAGCATTAACCCCAGGCAAGTTTATATCAGCAGTACCATTAAATGATACTCCACCAATATTTCTTGCACTTGCGAGTGCAGTTGCAGTATCAGCGACTATCGTAAGATTATTAACAAATGTTGCATTTACTCTACTATCAATCGCAGAGTTAACTCTTGCAGTTGTATGATAAAGATTAGATGAACCTTCTGATAAATCATCTGTATCAAAACCAGTTAAGTTTCTTGTGCTGGTTGTCAATGCCCAACCCATGTTTCCGTGTGAAGAACATTGATAATGTAAAACTTGTGGAGTTGTATCTGAAACAACAATCTGGGTATATGCACCAGAACTGCCTGGCCCACTTGAACCATTTACGACTGTAACACCAGTTGTATATGCAACAGACTTTGCAGAATCATAATAGAAAAGAAGAGGGTGACCAGAATTACTTGAATCACTTTGGTCAAAACGATATGTAATTCTTGGAATTAATTTAAGATAAGGAGAGAATACACCATTAATCTTATACTTGTTACTAGAACCAGTTCCATGATATGCGTGTGCAGAAGTTGATGATGCAACTGTTACTTTAAACGTAACAACATTAACATCAAAGTCCGTTGCATAATGATTAGATAGAGTAATAACTGCACTAGAACCGTCACGAACATAAAATTTCTTATCAACGGTATTGAGTGCAACCTCACCAGCAATTAAGTCCGAAGTGGATGGAATTGTTGCTTGTGTATTACTATGTTTTAATTTTATTGATGTAGCCATTAGGCGTTCTCCCTAGACTACCAATTAAAAAGTTCCACCGTCAACAGCAGTTGCAAATGCGAGTGTATCACTTGATGCTGTATATGTTAAGATACCATCATTAGAACCACCACCATCTAATGCTGTAATAGTATTAGCGGTGTTTGCAACTAAGATAGAACCTTTTGCAATGGATGTTAATCCAGTACCACCATTAGCAACTGGTAAAGAACCAGTAACTTTTGCAGTTAAGTCAATAGACCCTGCTAACATTGTATTTGTAATACCAGATGCTTTTACTCTTAGTGCATCTGAACTTACTTCTATTGAGGAATCATCTAC